AACCGTAGCAGATGCTGTAGGTTCTACCTTAGGTCCATACGGACGAAATGTATTATTCCTTGACGAATATGGAAGTGTACGTAGTACAAAAGATGGTGTAACTGTAGCTAAAGAGCTTAAAAATCTTGAGGACCCTATTGAACATATAGGTGCTCAAATGATAAAAGAAGCATCTATTAAAACAGCAGATAAAGCCGGAGATGGAACTACCACATCAACGGTATTAGCTAACGAATTAATCCAGAAAGCATTTAGTAGTATAAACATTAATACTAATGTGGTATTAGTAAAAAAAGGTATTGAAGCCGGAGCTGCTGAGGTATTAACAGGTTTAAAACAAATTAAACGTGAAATTACTTCTCCTGAACAAATTAAACAGGTAGCTACTATTTCTGCTAACAATGATGAAGAAATTGGAGCACTAGTTGCAGAAGCAATGGAATTAGTAGGACAAGATGGTGTTGTAACTGTTGAAGAATCTAAAACAGGAGAAACATCATTAGAAACAGTTGAAGGTATCCAATTTGATAGGGGATACAAATCAATGTATTTTGTAACTGATAACAATTCAATGTCAGCTACCTTACAAAACCCAGTAATCTTAATTTATAATGGGCGTTTAGTGTCAGTTAAAGAATTACTTCCAATTCTTGAAGGTGCTTCTCAAACAGACAGTTCATTATTAGTTATCGCTGAAGATATTGATGGTGAAGCATTATCTACGTTAATCGTAAATAAAATGAGAGGTATGTTAAAAGTAGTAGCGGTTAAAGCTCCTGATTTTGGAGATAGACGTGCTGCTGTTTTAGAAGATATTGCTACTGTAACCGGTGGAACCGTAGTATCACCTGAAAAAGGTATGAAATTAGATAGATTTAATTCTGAATGGTTTGGTACTTCTAGAGTTGTAACTGTAACTAAAGACACTACTACAATTGTAGATGGTAGAGGTGAAGAAACAGCGGTTCAAGAACGTGTAAGCGAATTAAAAGAGCAAATTGGAAAAGCTACTTCGGCATTCGAAAAAGAACACTTACAAGAACGTTTAGGTAAATTAGTAGGTGGTGTAGCCGTAATTAATATTGGTGGTGCTACTGAAACTGAAATTAAAGAGAAAAAAGACCGTATCGATGACGCTTTACAAGCAACAAAAGCTGCTTTAGAAGAAGGTTTATTGCCTGGTGGAGGTATTGCTTTATTAGAAGCTAGAGAAGGAATTACTCAAAACAAAACAGATGGAGGTGATTTTAACTTAGGTAAAAGAATTGTTTACACTGCTTGTGGCTCTCCATTCTTAAAAATTCTTACAAACGCTGGTATTGAAACTACAAATGAAATAGTTTTTAATCTTCGCAAAGCTAGAGAGGATAACCCAGAAAAAGGTCGTACATTTGGATATAATATAAAAACAGAAACAGTAACAGATATGTTTGAAGCTGGTATTATCGATCCGATGAAAGTAGTACGTACAGCGTTAGCAAATGCTGTATCTGTTGCTGGAACTGTATTAATAACAGAATGTGTACTTTATAACGAACCTAAAAAAGATAAAGATGATCAACAACACCCTATGGGTTGAGAAATATAGGTCACAAACTTTAGAACAATACGTTGGAAATGAGGGTATAAAAGCCTTCATTTCTAAATGTATTACTAATAATGATATTCCTCACCTATTATTCTATGGTAAAGCAGGTACAGGTAAAACTACCTTAGCTAAATTAATTACTAAGAATATTAAATGTGATTTGATGTATATTAATGCATCGGATGAAAGAGGTATAGATACTATTAGAGAAAAGATTGTTGATTTTGCTTCTGTAAATAGTTTTAACCCTATAAAGGTTGTTATTCTAGATGAAGCTGACTACATTACACCTCAAGCACAAGCTGCTTTACGTAATGTTATGGAAACATATTCTACTAAAACTAGATTTATATTAACAGCAAATTATGCTGAACGTATAATTGATCCGTTAAAAAGTAGATGCCAAACATTCCATATTGAGCCACCAACAAAAGGAGAAGTAGCCAAACATGCAGCTGGTATACTAGATCAAGAGGGAGTAACCTATGAATTGCCCATATTAGCCGGAGTTATTAAAACCTACTACCCAGACATTAGAAAAATTATCAATGTTGCTCAACAATCAATAGATGATAATAATACACTAAACCCAGGGGCGTTAATTGCTAATGTAGAAGATGTATTAAATACGATTATACTGCTGTTAAAAGCGCGACCTAAGAGTGTTTGGGCAGATATACGACAAGCAATAGTTGATGAAGATATCAACGATTTTATACCGTTATTTACAGGATTATATGATCGGGCAACAGAATATACTTCATCGCCTCCTGATGTGGCAATACACTCAGCTCAATACATGTGGCAAAACAATTCAATAGCTGATAAAGAATTGAACTTTATGGCTTTTATATCTCAAATATTAAAAATTAAATAAAATGGACCAAAAAGAATTAAACATGAATGTGTCTTTAAAAGATACAACCACTATTGATTGCGAAGAATGTGGACATAGTGTATTCCAAGAAGGAGTATTACTTCGCAAAATATCTAGATTTGTAACAGGAACAGCCCAAGATGCTCTTATGCCTATACCAGTATTTTCATGTGCTAAATGTGGACATGTAAATGCAGAATTTATGCCTAAAGATAAATAAAAATGACAATATTTGATTGGATGAAACAGGTAACCTATATAAGGGATCCTTGGCATACCTTTAGTGATGAAGATAAAGAAAGTTTTAATATCTATATGCTTCATAAAGTTATATCAATGCATGAACCTTATATTGAATTAGCTAACTATTTACAAAAGTTATGGTTATTAACTCCTGAGCAAATCTACAACATATATTGTGGTTATTTACCTGAAAATAAAATATTTGCTAAATATATTAAATCAAGTAAAACTAAAGCAAATTATGAATTAATTACTATATTAGCTAATCATTACCAATTGTCAACAAGGGAGATAAAATCTTATCTACATATATTAAGTGAAGATGAAATAAAAAATGTTTTAACTAGCAGAGGAATAAATGATGATGAAATACAAAAATTATTAAATGAAAAAAGTACCAAAACATCTAAAACCTCTACTAGAGCATAAAGCTGAGGAGATTAATTGGGAAACTGATAAAATTGTATCTTATTCCCAATTTTCAACTTGGAAACAATGTCCTCACAAATGGAAACTTCAAAACGTAGATAAACTTAAAAACCCACCTAGTATCCATTTAATATTTGGAACAGCAATACATACTGCCTTACAACATTATTTAAAAATAATGTATGAGAAAAGTGGTGCAGCTGCTGATAGAGAAGATATAGTTCAACTATTTGAAGACAATCTTAGAGCAGAATACAAAAAAGGTTTTGAACAAAATAAACAAATTCATTTTTCAAATGCCGAAGAAATGGCTGAGTTTTTTGAAGATGGAAAAACAATATTAGAATACTTTAGAAGAAAAAAGGGAGGATACTTTTCAACTCGTAAAACACATCTTATAGGAATAGAATTTCCTTTATCATATGCACCTCATGAAAATTATCCTAATGTTAAATTTAAAGGCTTTATTGATTTTATCTTCTATAACGAAAATACAGAAAAGTTATACATCTATGATATAAAAACTTCAACTCGTGGTTGGAAAGATAAAGATAAAAAAGATGAAACTAAAACATCTCAAATTTTACTTTATAAATCATATTTTAGTAAAATATTCGACTGGGATATAGATAAAATAGAGGTTGAATTTTTCATTGTAAAGAGAAAAATCTGGGAGGAAAGTGATTTCCCTATTTCTCGAATCCAAGAATTCATACCTCCATCAGGAACAAGAAAACGCTTGAATGCCACAGAAGCTTTTCGTACATTTATTGAAGATTGCTTTAATGCAGAAGGTAAACCACAAGAAAAAGAATTTACAAAAATTGTAAGTTCGCTATGTGGATGGTGTCAATTTAATGATAAACCTTCTTTATGTAATAAAATTAATTCTTTGTAAATTCACATATATTTATATCCAAATATATAATTATGGCAAGTAAAAATGAAAAACTTATTCTTACAAGTGTAAAAGTACACGAAGAATTATTTGACGACTTTAAAGTCGCTAGTATTAAAAACAAATTTAATTTACAAAAACTTACAAACCGTGCAATGCATCTTTATTTAAACAATGATGAATTTCGCAAACAATTACACAATCACACTGAGTTAGTGTTAAGTGGTAGTCTTTAATATCTTTTAAAATCTGTTATGAAAGAAAATTACATCCCGCAGGGACAACGAAAAAAAATCCTGCTATTATCTGATGATATCCGTACAACATCAGGAATAGCAACTATGGCTAGAGAAACCGTACTAGGAACATGCCATCATTACAATTGGGTAAATTTAGGAGCAACAATCCAAAACCCAGATGAAGGTAAAAAATTAGACTTAAGTGGAGACTCCAATAACTTTGCTCAAATTACCGATGCAAATGTAGTATTATACCCTTCTTCAGGATATGGTACCATTGAAAGAATCAGAGACTTAATTCAAATAGAAAAACCGGATGCAATAATGCTGTTTACTGATCCTCGTTATTGGGAATGGTTATGGACACATGAAAGAGAAATACGTTCTCAAATTCCTATTTTATATCTTAATATTTGGGATTCTTTACCTTACCCATTATACAATAAAGGATATTATGAATCCTGTGATTTATTAATGGCTATTTCTAAACAAACAGAAAATATTAATAGATCTGTATTAGGTGAAGCAGCTAACGATAAAGTAATAGGATATGTTCCTCATGGAATTAATGAAAATGTATTTTTTCCTATTAATGAAGGAGATGACAAATGGAAAGAACTTCAAGAATTTAAAAAGAGCCTATTTGGAGATAAAGAGTATGAATTCGTACTAATGTTTAATTCAAGAAATATTAGACGTAAGTCATTTCCTGATACATTATTAGCATGGAAGTTATTCGTTGATGGTCTTCCGGAGGATAAAAAAGATAAAGTAGCATTTATTGCACATACTCAACCTGTAGATGAAAATGGTACTGATATTCCTGCAGTAATTGAAATGATTTGGGGTAAAACACCACCAAATGTGTTTATTACTGGATTAAACAGGTTTATTCCTGAACAAATGAATCTATTGTATAATTGTGCTGATGCCGGGATTTTAATTTCATCAAATGAAGGATGGGGATTATCTTTAACTGAAGCTATGATGTGTGGTAAACCTATTATTGCAAATGTAACAGGAGGTATGCAAGATCAAATGCGTTTTGAAGATGAAAAGGGTAAATGGATTAAATTCACAGAAGAATTTGGATCAAACCATTTCGGAAAATATAAAAAATGCGGAGAATGGGCATTCCCCGTATTCCCGAGTAATATGAGCCTAATCGGCTCAGTACCAACACCTTATATATTTGATGATAGAGCAGATTTTAGAGATGCTGCCGCTCAAATTAAAGCAATTTATGATTTAACGCCAGAAGAGCGTAAACGCTTAGGAAGATCAGCACGTAAATGGACATTGTCTGATGAAGCTATGATGACTTCAACTAACATGGGTAAAAATGTTATTAAATATATTGATCAAACATTTGATACTTGGATACCAAGAAAATCCCATGACTTTATTAAAATAGAAGAATTATCTGCAAAACAAAATAAAACTGTAATTTCGTTATGAGTAAACCAATTTGTATAGTAAGCTGCCCTATTGACACATTTAGTGGATATGGAGCTAGATCACGTGATTTTGTAAGGTCACTTATTGCCTCTAAAGGTGAAGAGTGGGATATTAAAATTTTATCTCAACGATGGGGACAAACGCCATTCGGAGCATTAAATGAAAATATCTCTGAAGAAAAAGATTTAAAAGATAGAATTGTAGGAGCATTAACTATGAACCTTCCTTCACAACCAGATGTATGGATTCAAATCACAGTACCAAATGAGTTCCAACCAATAGGAAAATTTAATATTGGAGTAACAGCGGGTATTGAAACTACAATTTGTGATGCTTCATGGATTGAAGGATGTAATCGAATGAATCTAATCCTAACATCATCAGATCACTCTAAAAAAGTATTTCTTTCTAGTAAATTTGAACAAAGAAATCAAGCTGGTCATATTATGGGAGCCATAGAATTAACCCCTCCAGTTGAGATATTATTTGAAGGGGCAGATCTAAATAAATACTTTAAAACCATAGAAAAATCAGAATATAATGTGTGTAAAGATTTAGATGCAATTCCCGAAAATTTTTGTTATTTGTTTGTAGGACATTGGCTTCAAGGTGATTTTGGAGAAGATAGAAAAAATGTTGGATATACAATTAAGGCATTCTTAGAAGTATTTAAAAATAAAAAAACAAAACCTGCGTTAATATTAAAAGTATCTCAAGGTGCTACTTCTATTTTAGATAGAGATAGAATTTTGAAAAAAATAGAGGATGTTAGAAAAACAGTAGCTAGCAAAAATTTACCCAATATTTACGTAATACAC